ACGCTATGAAGGCAAGCCAAACGATCAAAGGTACCCAACTTGAAGATGTGGATATGGTCGAAGCAATTGAGTTGGCTAAAACATTCTTCATTACGCTGATTGATGAATCATTAAGAAAAAGTTCAGAGGTGCGGATTGAATTTGCCAGTGGTAATCACAGTGACTTTGAGTATTTGTTTCTAATGTACTTAGAGACACTCTATCCACAAGTAACGGTAAACAAACACAACCTACCAAGGATCGCATATCAGCTAGACAATGTAGGCATTATGCTCACTCATGGACACTTTGGAAAAAAAGGCGATTATCCTATGCTTTTCGCTACCGAGTTTCGAGACGTATGGAGCAAGAGTAGTTGGCTAGAGATTCACCAAGGGCATTATCACTCAATGGAAGCTCAAAACCTTAAAGGCGTGATTCATCGGCAGTTAGGAACAATAAAACCTAATGATCAGTATGAGTCGGAGAATGGTTACACAATGAACTATAAGAGCACACAGGCCTTTGAGTATTCAGCAGACAAGCTGAAAGTAATCTATGAGTTGGGGTGATTGATATGCATTACTATTACATCCAACTATCAATAGGAATACTAAGGCATAAGAATATCCGACAAGCGGAGTTGAAACCAAAGCACACGTTGCTTGAATGCTATGGGCAATTTAATGACGAGTATATCGATCGGCATAGGCTGATATATGTTGGGCATGGTTGGAAGAGTGATCCGCATATTGCGGAAAGATTAAGGAGGTATGGAATGTGAATGAAGAAAAACGAATTATGTTAAGAAATGCGTTTAGCGCTTTCGAGCAATTAGACTTAAGTAAAGTCCAATCGATAAATCTTGAATTGGTTGAGTACGATGACGTTACTAATAAATTAGCCCTTGAAGTCGTATACTCGCCAGAAGTGGAAAAGAAAGCAGATGGATTCTTATACAACGGAAAAAGGATTTCGGATTTAATGAGGGGTGCATCTGGTCTATGAAATTCTATGGAGCATTATTAACGGTTGATGTAGAACCTGAATTTGCTGAAGCATATAAGAAGGCGATTGAGGGAGAGAACGATAGATACTTTGCAGAGAACCCTATTCTGGATAAAGATGGTAAGCTGATCAGCAATGAGATTAAACCTGTGTGGAGCGGGAACTATGTGAATGTGGAGATTATCCGTGTTGCGACATCGATAGAAAATTCAATAATTAATGGATTAAAAATCTCAGTAGTATCCCGTACAAAAACAAACGTTGAAGAATTCATTAAGCAGTATGAGCGTGAAGGCGCGATGTTGATTATGAAAAACTACGGGAATGTCGTATACGAAAATAGCGCTGAATAATTTTTAGAAAGAAGGTGAGGTCATGGCAAAATACACAGAGTGGCTAACTGAAGAAGGGTTATTGAAAATCGAAGGTTGGGCTCGTGATGGCCTTACCGACAAGCAAGTAGCGCATAACATGAATATTGCTGAGTCAACTCTTCATGAGTGGAAAAAGAAATACTCGGTGTTATCGGAGTCCTTAAAAAGAGGAAAAGAAGTAGTTGATCGGCAAGTCGAGAATGCTTTGCTTAAACGAGCATTAGGATACGAATTCAAAGAAACTACCCAAGAGCTGACTGAAGATGGCATGAGAGTGACAAAAGTTATCACTAAACAGCAAGCGCCAGATACTACTGCTCAAATATTCTGGTTGAAGAATCGTAAGCCACAAGAATGGCGTGATAAAAAAGAAACCGAGGTATCTGGCAACATGACAGTGAGCAATCCTTTTGCTAATCTTTCCGAAGAAGAATTGCGAAAGTTGGCGAGTCGGGATGGATAAAATCGCTCTAGGTGCCAAGATTGAGTTAGCAAAGCGATATTTCTTCGATTATTGTCACTTGATTATGCCATCGTTTTATAAATCAGATAGAGATTACCTTGTTTCAGTTTGCGGAGAGTTTCAATCATTCCTTGATGATAATGAGCATGATGTTTTAGTGCTTAATATGCCGCCTAGACACGGCAAGTCATTAACGCTTGGACGGTTTGTTGAATGGGTACTAGGGAATGATCATAACAAGAAGATTATGACTGGTTCGTATAATGAGACTCTATCAACTGTATTTTCTAAGAATGTGAGGAACACGATCCAAGAGATAAAAGCCGACAAAGATATGATAGTGTACGCCGATATATTCGATGCAAAAATCAAATATGGTGATGGCGCAATGAATCTTTGGAGTTTGGAAGATGGCTATAATAACTACCTGGCTACATCGCCTACTGGTACAGCTACCGGTTTTGGTGCAGATATCATCATCATTGATGACGTAATCAAGAATGCAGATGAAGCTAATAATGCTGCGGTGCTTGATAAACATTGGGAATGGTTTGTAAACACTATGTTATCCCGTCTTGAGAGTAACGGCAAGATTATTATCAACATGACTAGATGGCATAGCAATGATTTGGCAGGAAGAGCGTTGAAAGAGCTACCTCTTAGCGGATATAAGGTTAAGCACATTAACTTTCAAGCATATGATGAAAAGAACGATCGGATGCTTTGTGAAGAGGTCCTTTCCTACGAGGATTATCAACGTAAAGTTAAAACAATGGGTGCTGACATCGCTAGCGCCAACTACCAACAAGAACCTATCGATATTAAAGGGAGATTGTACGGAGAGTTCAAGACTTATGGCAATAGATCTAACTATAAGAAGATTTGGCATTATTGTGATACTGCCGATACTGGTAAGGACTACCTTTGTTCGATTGTTTGGGGCGAAACGCTAGATGGCTATCAAGATGTTTTAGACGTTATCTATACGCAACAACCTATGGAATACACGGAGAGTGCAGTTGCAAATCAATTGATTAACTTCAAAGTGAATACATCACGTATCGAGCGCAACAACGGCGGTCGGTCTTTTGCTCGTTCCGTAAGAGAGAAAGTAAAAGGTAAATGTGCAGCTGCAATATCCGATTTCTTTCAAAGCGCCAATAAAGAAGCGAGAATCTATTCCAACAGCCATTGGGTTGAACAATATGTACGGATGCCGAGTGATTGGAGAACAAGGTTTCCTGATTACTACAAGGCAATGACTACATACCAGCGAGAAGGAAAGAACAAACATGACGATGCTCCAGATGCTACAACAGGCATCGCCGAAACGATGAGCATGAACACAACAGAAAAAATAGATGTCATGAAGACGATCGACACATTCAAAAAACTAGGATTGTAGAGGTGATACAGTGGAACAGAATATTCAGCTTCTAGGTAAAAAGCGATTTGATGAAGAAGCTAACCTTGTCTATAAGGTACCAGTTAGTCAGTTGCCGAAAATCGACATGTTAGATCAGCAGACAGGAGAGGTCAGCGAGTTTATTGACTTCAAGCATGAAGATATGTGGAAAATGATTGTTGGCTTTATCAAGCATCATCGTGAAAGACAAGTACCTAGATTAAAAGAGCTAAAGCGATATCTGAATGCAGACAATAACATTAAGCGGCGTCCAAACAAGCCAGATGGCAGAGCAGACAACCGCATAGCGAGCGATTTCGCTAACTTTATTGTGTCGTTTAAACAAGGTGTCTTGTTAGGTAATCCGATTAGTTATAACGGCGATAAGGTTATTGTCGAACGTATTAATCGGTTTGCTAGTGAATCTAACGAGGACTACCATAATCAGTTGATGAGCCGAGATGCCTTTGGCTTAGGTCGTGCTTATGAATGGGTTGGACGTGACGAATACGGCAAAGAAACAATAGCTAAGTTTGATGCGGAGCAAACATTTGTGATTTACGACAACACAAAAGACAGAAACTCGATTTGCGGCGTACATTACTTCGTTGAGAAATTTTTGGATAAGTCATTCACTAGGATCGAGTTATACACAAACTGTGGATACAACTATTACTTCACAGCTAAAGATGATGATTTGGAAAATGCCGCACTGGATGAAAACGGGGCAGTTCAAAGCTATTTTGACACTGTTCAGATAAATGAATGGATCAACAACGAAGAGCGCACAAGTGATTTTGAGCATGTAATGGATTCCATTGATGCATACGATCTTTCACGCTCGGAAATGGCTAACTTCCAACAAGATTCATCGGAAGCCTACTTGGTGATCAAAGGGAACCCTGACACAGCAGACGACCAAGAAGGCGACAACAGCAAGTTAGCGGTATTCCAAGCCATGATGCAAGCGAGAATGCTTGTATTAGGTGATAAGAAAATATACGACAACAATGTTGCAGGTGCTGAACCTGATGCGTATTACCTTAAGAAAGAGTATGACGTTGCAGGAATGGAAGCTAACGACAGCCGGACAGTTGCTGATATCTTACGCTTCACATCTCTTATTGATTTTACTGACGAGAACATTGGGTCTAACCAATCAGGCATCGGATTCCGTTTCAAAGGTTGGGGATCAGACAACGATCGCAAAAACAAAGAACGAATGGTTAAGAAAGCTATTATGCGCCGTCTGCGTTTGCTCACACACTCTTGGAGCATCAAAGATGAATTGAATAAACCACAAGGCTTGATTGATACAGTCAAAGCCTTTTTTGTTTCTGATGAAAAGCAACAAGAGCAGCTATACAACAAAGTAAACGAGATACAAATTCAATTTACGCCGAATGTGCCGCAATCAGACGAAGAAATCATGAGCGTAATCGCTGGAATGGTTGGCATTGTATCAGATCAAACGTTGTGTGAAATGGCTGAACGATTAACTGGCGTTCCGTTTGAAGAAGAGTTGAAGCGATTGAAGAAACAATCTGGTTCTGGCGTGTTTGACAGTGACAAAGAAACTGATACGGAGGTTGAAGAAGATGAACAAAAAGATGATGAAGCAAGTACTTGAAGCTATTGACGATATGAATACAGGCGACATTGCAGAAACGGCTGAGAAGCTTCAGGAATATCTAGATGGCATTTACGGACTAACAGCAACTGCATTGAAAGTTTTAATGGATAAGTTGATTGAACAGGGATTCTCAGAAGAGCAAGCCTTTCAACTGACCTTAGCTATGTCTAATTCTTAGGAGGATGGCGAAGGTGAAGAGAAAATCCAAACGTGATTATGAGTCGATTCTTGATTTCATCAAGTGGGCCGCTTTATGGTATTCCACAATCGTTATTGTTGCTGGTTTCATTTTGGTGGCAATTAAAATACTAACAATGTTTTTCTTATGGCTGAATATAATTCCTACGTATTGAGAGGTACAAATAATGAATCTAAAACAACAGATGATGAACGAGTATCAGAAAGCGGATAGCGAAAAGATCAAAGATGCTATCGCTGAAGCGATGAAGATTGGCAAAAAAGAAGTCCTGTATGGCAAAGACGTTATTACAGATGATATCCGCAAAGAGTTTCAAGATGGCGGCTTTACTGTTGAAGATTACAAGGACAAGCATTCGATTGATGCAAAAATTGAGCTAGTCAGATTCAGTTGGTAAGGAGGACAGACTATGGCTTTTGAAATGAATGATAGGTTAGTTGAAGAATCGCTGGAAAAATTGAAACAAAGATTTAATGGCGATCCATTAACTCAAAGCGTTATTGATTTTATTAAAAGTGAATACCAAAAAAAGAGTGATGAACAATCAATAATTAGTATATCGAAAGAAGAATACGATGAATTGCTGACATTAAAGAAAAAAGCAAGTGATCTAAAAAATACCCCGATTTCGGCCTACCGATTCGATTCAATTAAGTCTAAACCTTCTTTCTGGTGGTACCTGATTGTAGTCAAGTGGCTGATGATACCCACGCACCGTGACGTATTAAGATACGAAATGCCAGATGTGAACCTGACTATCAAGGAACTATGGCATTGGTGTAAGGAGTGATTAAGTGAAATCACAAGATTACTTCATCAAGCGTGAGAAAGCTTGGCAAGAGCAACAGATTAAAGATGATAAGAAACGCATGAACGAGATCAAGAATCGTCTACAATACGCACAGGATGCGATACAAAAAGAGATAGACGCACAGTGGGATAGTTTTTCCAACGGGCAGAAAATCACTCGTAGCGAAGCGATGAAGCGTGCTAGCGAAATGGATGTAAAAGCATTTGCTCGCAAGGCTAAGAAATATGTTAAAGAAAAAGACTTCTCGCCTACAGCAAACAAGGAATTGAAGCTATACAACCTTACAATGCGTGTCAATCGCTTGGAATTACTGAAAGCAAATATCGGACTTGAGCTGATAGCCACGTTTAACGACATGGATAAGTATTTTTCAGGGGAACTTACCAGCGCTGGGATGAAAGAGTTGCAACGTCAAGCGGGCATCTTAGAGATGACGATCGCTAAAAGCGGTTATGCCAAATTAGTGGAGCAAGTGATAAACAGCTCGTTTCGAGCGGATGGATTCGCAACGTTTAGCGAACGGCTTTGGATGTACCAAGCGGAGCTGAAAGCAGATTTGGATAAGTTGCTTGTTCGAAGTGTGACGATGGGCAGAAACCCTAAACAGTTGGCATCTGAATTAACGAGATTCCTTACTGAGAAAGGTAGAGAGAACACCAGATTCAATACCGAGCGTTTGATGGTTACAGAAACAACTAGGGTGCAGATTGGCATCCAAGAGCGAAGTTACCGTGATGCTGGTATTACAAAGTACACATTCATTTCTGAGCCTTCGGCTTGTCGTTTGTGCTTACCGCTAAATGGAAAAGTATTTGATGTTGATGAAATGGAACCGGGAACAAATGCGCCAAACATGCATCCGTTCTGCCGATGCTCGACCGCACCATATGTTGATCGTGATGCATTTGAGAAGTCGCTTAAAGAAAGAGGGTTATAACAATGGAGAAGGATTCATTTCAAGTTATATCTGACAGATTTTTAGAAACGGCATACGGGAAAAGCAAAGAAGAAATTTTGCATTTGTATCAAAACAATGCTCAATTTAAAGAAGACTATGATGTCGTTAAACAGCATTTAATCGATTTTTTAGAGCCGATTGTAAAAGAAGTATATGAAGCTGTTAGAAAGGTTATTGAACCTGTCGTGCAATCAATAACCGAATTGGTTCAGTCTAACCCAGAGTACTTCAAAGCTTTGCAAAACAATATGAATCAAAGCATGTTCCAAAGCGCTTCTATGTGAGAGAGGAGAGATTAAATATGGAGAACGAAGAATTAATTGTAAGAGCCATTGCTAACTTAAATCAGATTCTGCAAAACAAAAAAGTGCTAAGAGTATCCGTTGAAACTGATAGCGAATGGGAAGACGGTATCAAATCGTTTGATATCAGCGTGAAATATTTGCCTTCCGAAGATGTAAACGAAGCCCAATAACGGCTTTTTATTATGCCTTCTTACTGCTTACAGGCACTAAAGAGAAAGCTGTTCCGACTGACTGGCGTAACTAGTTAAATTATCGGGTAGCGGCGTAACCGTGGAGGAATAATCATGAAAAAACGTTTATTAATGCCTATGAAACTTCAATTCTTTGCCGAACAGGATGGTGCCACCGAGGAAACGACGTCGACTGAAACAACCGAGACCACCACAGATGGGGCGAAAAAGGAAGAAACTGGCAAAACATTTTCTCGTGACGAAGTAGCAAAAATGATTGCTGCTGAAACAAAGAAAGCTGTCACTGCTGCTGAAGAAAAATGGCGTGCCGAAAAAGACGAAGCTGCCAAACTTGCCGAAATGGACGATAAAGAGAAAGCAGATTACGAGAAACAGCAACTTGAAGCAAAAATTGCTGAGTTCGAACGTAAAGAAGTGCTATCCAAGATGTCGGAACAAGCAAGCGAAATGCTGTCTGAGAAAGGCGCTACGCCTACGAAAGAAATGCTTCGACTAATTGTGTCAGAAGACGCTGAAACCACGTCAAGCAACGTTAAGACGTATCTAGCATCTGTTGAAGCGGAACGTGAAGCAATCAAAGCAGAATACGAGAAACGCCTTGGAGGAAAAGTTCCTTTAGATGGAAATGGCGCAACAATTTCTCGTGGTGCACAGCTAGCAAAAAATGCAAACAACCAAACGAAAAAGCCTGAGAATGACCCTTGGGCAATTAAATAGGAGGAATATCAATGGTTTATGTCAAAAAATCAGAAACATTCAAAGAAATCAATTTTCTAAAATCTCAACAATTCATTTCATTCACAAAACAGGTTGATGATACTCATGCGGGAGTTACAAATGGTGTTTTACCAGCGGGCTCTATCTTCCCCGCAAACGATGCAACGGCAGAAGGAATCACGATCAATGATGTTGATGTAACTAATGGAGCACAGCCTGTTGGTGTAATTGTTGATGGACACATTCTAATTGAACGGTTACCAGTTAAACCAAGCGATGCCGCTCAAACAGCAATGCGTGAAATCAAACTTTATGATGAAGCAGGAAAAATGA